TATCGTCGGCGTCATCGTCGTCGTCATCCTTTCCATTCTTATCGTCGGCGTCATCGTCGTCGTCATCATCTTTTAGTGCTAAATTTAATTTTGTATCAACATTACTGATGGTATTATCTTTTAACACGGTGCCCCCATCAGTGCTATTTTGTCCTTGAGCAATTGCCGCGGTACCCATTAAACAAATCGCTGCTGTAATCCAAGTAATTTCAAGTAATCTTTTCATTTGATATTCTCCTCATCTTCGTTAAATTCTTCGTTCCATTCTTCGGAAGTTATTCCTGTCATTATAAATTCTCGTTCATCAGGTGTTAGATCAGGAAATACGTTTTGAATTAATTCTCCCGATTCCCAACGTTTTAGTTGCTCCTCTGTTATAGGTAAATTCATGGTGTGAGTTTTACCAGAAAACGGAGATCGTCTCACAACTATCATAATAATAACCTCCAATGTCTAAGTTAGATTAAATCATAACACATTGTTACTATAAAGTCAAGAGCAAATTATGCTGGAATCTCAATAGACTCTACTCGTTTTTTGGATTTTCCTATTTGATATTTAGCACACAATTCCCACTCACCCTTTTCCTTAAAGGAAATAACCTTAATGTGACTCATTGGTGATCTAGGTGTGTCCGTTTTAGTGTGATCAGCTATATCAACCAATCCCCACTCTTCCAACAAAACTGCAATGGTATTTCTTCGGCCCTTATCTTCTTCCGAAAAGTTGGTTTCTTTGCCATCTAAAGCGAATAACTCCTTAAAATGAACAATGAAATATTTGCCTTGTTTATGAAGTACGTGACAACTTTGATATAGCTTCTTATCTTTTTTTGAAGCAACTCCTATCCTTGTTAGAGTTTCCTTTATTTTGAGAAAATCTACAGAATCATGGAGTTTTATTTCCACTAAAGTATCTACTATTTGGTTCATGTCATTCCGCCTCGTATCAAACTGGTTTTTATTATTTTTATTTGGTCAGCAGATAATATTGTAACTACTTGTTTTGCTTTTTGTCTATTGTATCCATAATATTCCATTATAGCCAAAACTGTATCATCTTCTTTATTAGATTTTAGCCACTTAGTAAATGGTCTATGTTTGTTAGGTCGAATAGAATAAAAGAAATAATCGTATTGAAGTTTATTATCTAACCAACTAGTTATATTCATTTCGTTTGCGTATAATATTGTATCCTTGGCAAAGCTTAATTTTCTATTGATAATAAATGGAACATATCCTGTTATATCGTCAATATATATTCTTGTATCTATCGATTTGGCATAATCAAAAGGAGAAATCATAATCTAATCCTTATTTTTATCAATCATTTCTTTAAACTTTTTGTGATCATCGTCTATATATTTTTTACATTTTGAACAAATATTCATCTGTTGAATTTCAGCTGAATTAATTTCAGCTGAATTTTGAATTTTGTAATATATCAAATCATAATTCTTGTCTTTTATTCGCATTCCACATATTCCACAAACTGCCGGCTCTTTACCAAGCAGCCATTTAAAGAAATCTGCGATCATAAAAACTTAACCTCTGCCATTATCTCCAATAAACACGCTAAAGTATTTATACTTTTGTCAATCGCAAAACTATCTTGATACTGATACTTCGCCAGAAGGATTATCAATATAGGTATACTGCCGGGTTGAATATACTTTGAGCACGTATTATACAATTCCTTGTATATTTCGCCGGATTCCACGTCAGAATTTTCAGTAATCCACTTTCTAATTTCGCTAAAATTCTTATCTTTCATAAAGGAAATTAGCTGATTGAACGATTTTTCTTGGAAATTCGTTAGTATTCCTGAGTCAATTTTGCCATTGATTGAGTAACGTTGAAGTTCATTTAGGGTCCGACGAAAATCTGGAAAAAACTTATTGATAAGAGCGCCAACCGCATGGCTGTCAAATTCTATTTGTTCATTTTTGAGAATTGTGACAATTCTCTTATAAAACTGGGCTGCCAATGGGGCCCTATCTTTGGATGATATGGAAAACTCAATAACTGAACATCGCGATTGAAGGGCATCAATGATCTTGGTTCTAAAATTACAGGTCAAAATAAATCCACAATTATGACTATAAGATTCCATAAAATTTCTTAGGGCTGGCTGAACCGATTGAGGATTCAAAAAATCGGCCTCGTCTAATATTATATATTTCCGACCACTTGCAGTAATAGACATAGAAGACGCATAGTTCATAATTTCAACGCGAAGTGTGTCGATTTGTCTTCCTTCAAGAGAGCCATTGATAATAATATAATCCGATCCAATTTCATCCAGCATTGCTCGCGCCACGGTTGTTTTACCTACGCCAGAAGTGCCGGATAAGATTAGATTTGGGATTTCTTTATTATTGATAAATTCTTGGAATGTAGTTTTTAGCTCTTTTGGAAGAACAGTGTCTTCTATTGTGTGTGGTCGATATTTTTCTACCCATAAAAAGTCTTCATTGTAATTTCGCATAATATAATCCTCATAGTTTAGATTCTTTCTGTACTGCTATCCAATATTGAATATTATTCGTTTTTGAATCAAAATATGAAACATTTACTGAATCACCATCAGCAGTAGGAATTTGCGCGATCTTAACGTTATAATCATCAGGTAATAATTTGTTAAGATTTTCCAACTTAAAAATTGCGCTATAGACTTTATCAGTTGTTCCAATTTCCTTTTTATATGAATCTTGAATTCTATTCTCTAAATCTATTCCTTTGACAACTAGAAATTTTCCGTCTCCAGATATTTCTACCTCTTTCAATCCTAAAACAGATACAACCTTAAATACATCTTGCATATCTGCTTGTGTTAAAACGAAATCACAAATTGGATCATTAGGAAAATTAATAGCCCGAGTTGGAGCCCTTGTTATTGTTTTTTCTGATGCTAAAATATATTTAACAGATGAATTTTCATCTGATATATTGATAAAGCTTCCATCAATCTCTAATTCTGGATCCTTGAATAAAGAAAGTGTGTTGAGAAATCTGGCCAAATCTGAAATACAGAATTGATCAAGAAACTTAACATCTACTACCGCTGATGCGATGATGCTTTTAGAGGCAGACATTGTTTTGATAACATTGCCGACAGTGAAACAAATTCCTGGATTTATTTCATAGAAATTTTTCAAAATATTTATAGTATACGGGGTAAATTTCATTATATACTCTCCATTATATTATCAAAACCCAAGTCAATGTTATTTGACTTGGATTATAGATTGTTATTGTTCATAGTAACATTTTATAATCGCGATGTCAAGTTATTATATGCCCTATTTGGATTTCTTGCCGCCCTTCTTAGGTGCTGGTTTCTTGGGCGTTGATTTCTTTACTGGTTTTGCTGCTTTAGCCATTTTCTTTTTCTCCAATGTTTCCTTTAATGTTATTTTATTGTCGTCTGGTGTAGGAATAAAATCAGAATCCATTCCCATTATAGTTCTAAATTTATCTAAAAATCTGGACATTAGTATACTCCTGAATGATAAATGCCATTTTATTTATTCATTTACCGCCCGCTGCTAGCCTTTTCTTTTTTTCACCATCTTTGATTTTTGTCAATTCACCGATATCAGCGGTGGCAGAGGCGCCTAATTGTGCCAAATCAAGAAGTGATCCCCCGAAAACAAATGTTCCAGTATGTTGGGTTTTCATCCAAGGACACAACCAAATTCGAAGACCAATTCTATTGACATCTTGACAGAATTTATAATCTTCTGAAAGATATCTCATGGATGCTGTCTTTTCTTTTTCAAATAATACTGATGCCCGGTTTAGTGCTTCCTCTGGTGAAGTTTTTTTGTTTATTGCTTCGGTCAAAATAGCCTGAAGATCGCCAATATCGTAACCTCGATCAATAATACAATCAAAATAGGTCAATATTTCACGAGTACCATCAAAATGCTCTGTTCTAACATGATCTGGCTTATAATGCATATAATGATAAGCCTTCTTGAATGCCTCTAGAGTTTTTCGTCTGATCATCATAAATCCGGTGCCAATTTCTAGAACTTCGGCTGGTTGATGAATAGGAATATTAGCTGATCCAGATTTTGGATTGAACACAAAATCACCAACGAATTTGTCAAGATCGTTAGGATTTTCATCTGCAAATCCTTTATCTACTGCCTTTTTGATCTTTTCCCAAGAAATACATTTTTTAGGATAAGGAGCTCCAATTACATCATACGGTCCAGCATCATCTTGAAGCGCTGCCATCGCAATAACATCTTGTGGATTGAAACCAATATCAGAGTCAATAAACAATAAATGTGTTGCATCTGATCTCATAAATTCGTCAACACAATAATTTCTGGCTCGTGTAATAAGACTTTCGTTGAATAGGAAATACATCTGAAGTTGAATTCCATATTTAGTACAAACTGCTGATAAATCGGCAACGGATCTAGCGAACATACCGCCACAATTTCCTCCGTACATAGGAGTGGCAAGAAAAAGCTTTCTCTTTCTAAGCTCGTCCATAGAAATTTTTATTTCTATTCCGCCATGTTGTGATGGCGGTTCTTCCATTTTTATATTTGGCGTTATTATATCTGCCACATTATATTCCTATTTTTTTGATTTGATCAAATGTCTAATTTCATTGACGCTTTCTTTGACAAATATACTCGGTCCATATGGAAATATTATTCGTGTTTTAGTATAATCGCCATCAAATTCAATCATTTTTTTGATTGGATTTTTGACCAAATCCAATTCAACTATATTATTGCTGCAATCATGGAGTATTATGTTCATGATCGATCTTTATTTTTATTATCGTGAACCCAAAGCTGTAAAAGCGCATAATGAATAATCTTCAACAAATCTTTTCTGTTATAGCCGTCTTTTTTGCCATATCTTGCTGCATATTTTTGAATTGATCCCATTGTAAATCCATCAGCGTGACCAGAGGATGCTATCAATTCAAATGTTTGAATTTCTCCCTTGGCATAATGTTCTTCATATGTGCCCATAATGTAATCTTGAACTTCAAAAATATACGTATCTTCTCTAAATTTCAAACTAGTTGAAAATGGCCGAGGAAATACAGGTCTAGACTTCACATTTGTTGGAGTATCTTTTACTTCAATAATAGAATCCTTGGCTTCATATTTTTGTTCAACGTCACATGGTAACTTGGAATCTATAGATCCCATATCAAACATTTCTTTATCTGTTTTTGCATTGTAATATTCGTGATTTTCAGGAGAATGCATTTGATTTGAAGGTAAAGTTATTTCTGAATTTGACGATTTTATATTCTCATAGCCTTCTTTTACCACATCTTCGTATTTTTCGCCCTTATTGGGCCAATCGATGGCATCATTTGCTGTATATCGATCTTTTATTTTAGTTTTATTTTCTACTTCATCTTCCACAAAATTTTCGTTTTCAACTACCTTTTTTTGATCACGATCATAAACATATTTTGGCATGTCACTCTCCTTGTATTATTTAGTTTTGAATTTGGCAAAATAATCATTTTGCCGCCAAAAAAATTTCAATTTTCGAAATTAGTTATCAACTTTAGACCATAGTTGTTTATGCCCTTGGGCAATACAACCCCTTCTTTCAAGATTGGCATGTTATCCTTGAATGGTCTATAATCAACATAATGGTGCCACCGATTGAACCTCCATACTAATCGAGAAACATCTGGATGAAGATCACAAAGCATTTGTGATTTTTTCAATGTACCCTCTTTGTCATAAAATTCGGCCGAGTTGCCGCCCTTGACTGTTTGGGTAGCTGCTTTTCCTTGAAGGAAGGCATTGAATTGAACGGTACAATCGCCATCTTTCAATATTCGGAGGCATATATCAGTATCTTCGTTATATTTTCCACGCCATCGATGTTTGCAGGTATTATCAATCAAGAGGCATGAATATATTCTTGTATTTAGGACATACGGAGGATATTTGGAATTCGGCGCAATAAAAAATCGATACTGAAATCCTGAAATGGGGATATTCTCATATCGATCAATGAA